CATAAGGGACTTCCATCATTCTCCGTAAAGTCTGATTCCCACCTAGCACTTTCTTAATGAATTCTTAAACTGATATGTTCTGTTGGATTGAATTTGGTAATACTTAATATGTCGAAATCATTTTCTGGATCTAACGTCTTACCAAACTTAACAAAGAACTCGGCTGTATCCTGATTAGGAGCCGGTATGATAATCGCCTGGAGTTCTTGTTCGTCTCTGTAGACGCAGATGTATTTCGACATATATTGCATGCATATAAATATAATAGTTATAGTATTAAGTCTACAATATTTGGCGAGTTATAAATAGATAAATGTCCGCCTTTTGAATAATTTTTATAATCTTTTAAAAAGCCTTCCATTCTTTCCCAGCCAATATCCATTTGCTCTTCTGTAATTCTGAATACCTTTGCAGCATAAGGTGGCACTTTCTCTTGAGCTACAAAGACAAACTCCTGGACTTTGAATCCAGCTTTTTGCATACCTCTTCTATACCAAGCCGCTTGCATATCGTAACCATACTTTCTAACAGATCCAGCAAAGGCTTTAGGATCGCAGGATTGCGTTGTTTTATAATCTATTACCACAACACTATTATCGGCATAAGGTTTTGTTAGAGGCGGGCAGAGAACGTCTGGTCTGCACTTACATAAGACCTCATCTTCGTACCAGTAGAAGCTAGCCTCAGCAAGCTTACCCTCTGGATTAAGATACATATTACCCTCTTCTATCATATTGGCTTTCATACCTTTAATATGATTTAACTCAGCTTCTTTAATAACCGTTAGACCTCTTTCCTCGTATTCTTTTTTAAGTTCTTTATTAGCGTTGGTATACGGAGATCCAGTCAATACAGCTATATCGTTATTAAAAGCTTCATCGCCTTCAACTAACATAGCGTGAGCTGCCGTTCCAAAATTCATAGCAGGCGTGGTTTCTTGCACGTGTTCTATTGCATGCAGTTGCGATTCTCCAAATCTACGAATAGCACTACTACTCATACCAACTCCAGCGTGATAAGCCTCGTTAGGTATATCGGCAAAGATTAAAGCTTCTCCCCTTTGCTCTGATTCGTAAGTGTTTAGTTCATCTATCTTCATCTTCATACTCCAAGTATAAGGCCTGAACGACCTGGTTAATTAACATTGGCTTTGGCCAATACTGTAAATCGTCATACATCGTTTGTAAGTTTTCTGCTAAGCTTTTGGTTTTATAATATTTTGGCGATTTAATTAAATGCCAATATTCTATTATTTTATCCATATCATCTTGTCCGCCTCTAAAAACTAATTCAAAGTCTGTCTTTTGATAAGGAATATAAACAAAATCACCTACTACTCTAAACGGATAAAATGCTGCTGGTTTACCTATCTCCATATGTGATTGACTATATTAGGAAATCTACCAGAAAAATCTACTTTAATTAAATTTGGTTTACGTATCTCCAGCTGTCTAAACAAAGCTTCCTCTACCGTTCTTGGCGGAGACTTACGTAAACTTGCAGGCGTTCCCATTTGACTCCACCATCTAACAGCTTTATCGCGTGGATAGCCAGTATGTTCAAAACATATGTATTCGCTAATTATTTTATTGGGTGTTTTGTATGACACTTTTAATACTGGGGTGGCTGACCCTATCTTCTGATGTTCGCCGACCCACATATCTATAACTTTTATTTCGTACTTGGTTTTCTTTGCAACGCTAGAAATAATATCTAATTTAGATGAGATAAGATCTAGATCTATTTTTCTTGCAGGAAAGGTATGACCGCAATCCGGACAAGTATTTACGCTCTTAGGTACATAGGACTTACAGGCAGGACAAGACTTAACGATTGCTTGACCGGTCTTTTTGCGCTTACCTTTTTGACTTGGCTTGATTTGATTGATTGGACCATGACGTTCAATATTCTTAGCAAAGTCTAATACCAAACAATTCTTCTTACCTTCAGCTGGGCGCATACCCCTACCCATCATCTGGACATATAAACCAGGTGATTGGGTAGGGCGCAACATGACGATGAGATCGGTGATAGGGGCATCGAACCCAGTCGTCAAGACATCGCAGTTTACTAAGGCTTTTAGTTTACCGCTTTTATATTCTTCTATTAATTGGTCTCTTTCATTCGGAGGTGTTTCTCCGCTGATAACCCTTGCGCTGATATTGCTGAAATCTAATAGTTTGCAGACCATTTCAGCATGTTTTATACCAGCGCAAAAGATTAACCATTTTTTTCTATTCAAGCCTTTGATAAGAACTTCTTGAATAGCTTTTTCTGTTCTTCCTTTATCGTTCATTTTTTCTTGTAGATCCGTTTGAATGAACTCTCCACCTCTCATTCCTACTGATTCTACGTCGTATTCAGTATCCATACATTTGGTTACTAAGGGTGCTAAATAGCCGTCGTCTATTAGCTTGACAAAGTTTTCACCGCTTCCGTAGTCAATAGCTATATCATCAAATATAGATCCATCGCCGTCTGTTAGCATTCCAGAATTTAATCTATAAGGTGTAGCAGTAAAGCCAACAACTTTTAATTCTGGGTTTTGTTCTTTTAAAGAAGAGATGAGGGAACGATACATTCCCTCACCTTCTTTTGGAACTAAGTGGGCCTCGTCGATTACGAGGAGGTGGAATCGGGGGAGATGTTCCACTTTATTCCAAACCGATTGAAGCTGAGCGTAGATAATATCGTTTTGACTATCTCGCCTTTTAAGACTGGCACCGTATAATCCTATACTTCCGTAAGGCCAAGCGTCTTGTAGCTTCTCATAATTCTGTAGCAGGATCTCTTTGACGTGACTTACGATCAAAGTATTCTGCTGGTTTTGTTGATTCATATGCAAAACAAAGTCTGCAATAACGTGAGACTTACCAGAGCCAGTAGGCATCACAACAAGGGGATTACCCTCTTGCGACGCTACATAGCTTTCTAGGGCGTCTAAAGCCTCTTGCTGGTAGTCTCTAAGTGGCATTAGGTACCAAAGTAAAATAGAGCCGCAAGAATACTTACAATTAATATAACTTGAACTTTCTCTACATTTGTTAGAGGTTCTTTTACTTCTACTTTTGGCTCTGCTGCTACAACTGGTTTTACCTTTTTAACAACAGGTTTTTTCCTAACTCTTTTTCTTACAGGTTTCTTTGCAAGATCTTTTGCTTCTTTAGTTTTCATTTACTTTCTCCATAGATTTTGAATAGGCCTGGTCAAATAACACAGGATGATGATCATAGATATAACGCACAAACTCCGTTAGCCTTTTGTAGGCTCGTAAGTCTGTTTGCATATCTAATAAATGTTTGGGACCGGTAGCTGTAGGTATGCCTATCACTTGGTCCATTAGTTGGTTTAGTTCGTTCATATCTTCTCCTAAAAATATAATTATAAAAAGAATAACAAAATATATTTGCAAAGTAAACAAAAATGATTATACTATTTGTAATTAATTCATAAACCTGGAGAATGATATGAAACCTAATAAACACAAAGAGTTTGAAAAGAACTCAGACTTAGCCTTCAACTTATCGGTTGATATGCTTAAAAACTACGCAACAAAATGTGTCGTTGATAAAAACAAGGACATGATGGATCCCATTGTTGGATCTTATTTGTTGGTACATAATTTAGCTATTGGTCTTTTGTATAAAGCCAAAGGCCACGAACAAGAACTTATCAGCGTCTTGCATAGCGCAATAGAAGATGCTGAATATGTTGTTGATAATTCAAGAGAGGTAAATTGATATGAGTAGATTAAAAGGTTTGCTTTTAGATGCAGACATAGTAGCCGAAGAAGTTATTGATAACGGCTGCGAAGACTTTGCAGAATTCTGCGCAGGTATGAGAAAACTTCGCGATAAGGCTAACAACTATTTGTTAGACGACAAACAATATCTGGAAGATACCTGGAGGGAACATACAGCCAATAATAACTGGAAGTACGGAGAGGGCTAATTGAAATACGAAGAACAAATATTTTGGATGATAGTCGGACTCTTTATTTGTCTCTTAACCCTTTTAATAATTTAATCCGGAACAGGCAACACATCTGGCTTGTATAAAAATAAAAGATGCAGTCGCCATTTACTCTGAACTTTGGGATCTAGTTCGCGACAAAAGATCCCATTTCTTATACAATAATAATATGAAAGTTATCCCGTTTAAAAAAGGCCCACCTACGGCAGAAGAAATGCAAAGACGTCTGAACGATATTTTTGCTGATTTTACCGACAGAGGCGCTAACGCAGAAGATGTAGCTCTATTGATCTTCACTTACGGAACTACGCAACTTTTATCCTACGCAGAAACTCCCGATCTAGGCATACAGAAGATAGACGATATTTTATATAATTCTTTTGGCTTTACTAAGGAGATAGTCTTCACTCCCGACGACGAATAGTTTTGTCGTAAAAATATGACAAAAGGCACCCTTTTATCTACAAAATACGCCGATATGGGGGTAGTTTTGTCATTTTGTCAGTTTTGTCAAAACGCGAAAAAGGTGATAAGAATGCACTTTTGGCAGTTTTGTCATATTGTCAGGATACCCCTTGAGAATAACCCTAAAACCCTCGAAAATCGTAAAAGAAAAGGGTGGGTAAGAAAAAGTATGACAAAACTAATAAATAAGGTATATATATATAATCATATATGTTTTTATTTATTATATTATAGGGCTTTACGGGGAGTTGATAGTTTTGGCAGAGTTTTGTCAGAAGGTGTGACAAAAGTATGAGTAAATTGAACGAAAAGTGTAGGAAGTATCTAAGCGAAGATCTGATAGCTTTCTTTGAGCGACCAGATGTAGTAAGATTTGTTAGAAGATATAATTGCAAAGTTATAAGTGTAAACATGAGAGAAAACAAAGATGCCAGCCCCAGATCTAAGATTAAGAGCAAGTGTTAAGGTAGAGCCAGTTTTGGAGCCTACAGATGACATGCCTATTGAATACCTAAGCGAAGGAGAGAAGAAACTTACTAAGAGACAGAGGTTGCTTGTCTGGAATGCAGTCAACGATCCTACCCTTACGTTTTCAGAGGCGGCGAAAAAAGCAGGATTTAAAAATCCAATCGTTGTCGGCAGGTATATGCGACCCGGCGGGAAGTATGCACACGTTAGGAGAGAATACGAACGGCTGATGGTTGAGGCCAAGAAGAAGTTTGAGCTTACGCATGATAAGGCAGTAGAAGATCTGTACAAGCTTAGAGACGACGCTTGGGCGCAGGGAAACTTTACGGCGGCGATAAATGCCCAGAACTTATTGTTAAAGGTCGGGGGATTAATTGTAGATCGTCGGGAAGTCTTGCATGGCAAGGTTGATCAGATGAGTCGGGACGAAGTTGAAAAGAGGTTAGCGCAACTGCTCGGGACTAAAGCTTTAGAGCAAAAGTCGGGAACAGTCATAGAGGACAAGTCGGAGAGTCGGGACTAGTATTTGATAGTCGGGACTTTAATCTAGATAGCCTTTAGATTTCAAATAAATAAATCCAACAATACTGCCTATAACAAAATAGGCAAGTATTGATAGAATTAAGATCTCAAATATATTCATTCGGACATCTCCTGTTGCAATATTTTTAATATATCAATTACTTCTGCACTTGTTCTGCCGTCATCACCTGTAGCAATATCTACGGCTTCTCTAATTAATTCTTCGTTATACATTATCAATCTCCTTTAGTTATCTAAAAATATTTCGTCTTGAGCTAAAATGATTGTCTTGCAATCATACTCTTGAGATATTTCTCTTGCGTTGTTAAAAATAGTTTCGCCTATTTCCTTTTTAAGTCTTGGCATATCTTTTTCTAATAATTCTATATGGCAATCATTAACTTTATATTCATAGCCTTTTAGGTTGACTTCTGTTCTATCAAAATAAACCAAACTATCTTGATTAAATGTTTTATACATCAGCAATCTCCTCCTTAAGTTCTTGTATGACTTCTCTGTAGTCTTGACCGTTGCATTCGCACACTTGTTTAAACGTTTTAAGAGTCCCGTAATACTCTAAGTCTAAAAGATAGTCTTCAAAACACATATCTTCAGAGGATTGATACAAGAGACTTCCTATAATACGTTTAAATTCATTCTCTACTGCTTTTCTTAGTCTTGGATTAGCCATTAGTATTCTCCTCGCCTTGCATAAAGGCTTTATAAATATTACTTTCTTCATCTAAATAAATTGTTTTTTCTGTATCATCATTCCCACAAAAAGTACATACAGATATAAATTTATTTTTCTCTCCATAATGGTTATGGCATTTAAGACATTCAACTACTTGTAAATACATTAGCTACCTCCTCCTCATAACTTTGATTGACAACATTAAACTTAGCTAAGAACTCCTCAACTTCGCCTAATATCTCGTTAAATATATCTTGGCCTTCTTCGGTATAGGAATATCCGTCGTTATCATTACCTATAAGATAATCTTCATACGATCTGTTTAACCTATCCTGCATAATTCTGTCGGCAAAATCGCAAGTATGTTCAATATAGATTTCTGCCGGTACGGGTGTTTTGTTAAGAGACATTTTCTAACTCCTTTAAATAATAGTTGTCTTGTTGTTTTAATTTATTAAACCAATTTTTTAAATCTATTTGTCTAAATCTATCAGCGTCTCCATTTACTATTTGATAGTTCATTAGAAATCTATCGTTAGTCTTAAAACAAGATTTAGCAATATGACTTGCAATTTCTTCATCAGACATATTAGTTAATTTAGCGTAATAATCACTTGATACATTCACACTTATCTGCATATCAATTATTAAGTCTCTAGACATTTGCATTCTCCTTTAGTTTGATAAGTTCATCATATAGTTTTGTAAGTTCATCATAGAAATAGTTTTCTATAGCGTAATCTATACTTTCCCAATTCACACCAAATTCAGCATCATGGTCGTCTGCAATATTGCGTAAAATATCCATACAGTCTTCGTTGGTATATTTTAGTTTTGGGTAATACTCATCAAGTCTATATTCAACATCTTCTATCGCCCATACAATAGCAATAGAGTTATTGCTGTTATATCCGTTTCCATAGTCTTTTACTTCACTCATTAGATTTATCCTCCTTTGTATCTAATAAAAATAATATAATTAAAATAATAATAGCTAGAGTTAGCATTTATTACTTTGCCCTAAAAAGGTGTTGTAAACCTTTTATTTTATCTTTCGATAAATCTTTTAAATGGTCGGGTAGCTCTACATCAATCACGTTGATATGAGCAGTATGACCTTCTTTATTTAATCTATTCATTTTAGATACAGCTAAGTCCTTGTCCTTAGTCTGCATAGCTATAAAGTAATTACAGCTATCTTCTTGAAATACTTTTACTTGGTAAGTCGCTTTCATTGAGTACCTCCTATTTCTTTTATATACCTTTCTCTAAGTTCTCTTATAAATGATTTCATATGTTTCACATTCGCCCATATCTGCCCATAGTATTGGACAATCTCTCTATCGCTAACTTTTTGCATTAGTCTTGCTCCTTGTTAAATTGCTCCCAATAGTCGGGATTTGGGGTTGTCGTCATTTGAAAAATCGGTTGGTCGGGTAGCCTAACTTTAAGTTGTCGGGCAAAACTTAGTATGTCGGGATATGTCGGGTTTCCTTGAATAGTAAACTCGATATCCGTTCCGTAAACTTTTATATGTGTCTCGTTCATAATCTTCTCCATATGAGCCTTTTTAATTCTTGCTCAGGAATACGGAGTAATTGGTTAAAATTGCAGTATGATAAATCCGTCATCATCAACTGATATAACTGTTGTCACTTGCTCTATTTCATCAATAGATTGGTAATCGTCCCCGTAGTCTTCTTGGAACTCTTCAAGGCTCTCATACTCGGCATACTCGCAACATAAAGCTATAACATCAAGTTCTATTTGCTCGTCGGTATCTTCCTCGTATTGCTCTAGATAATCATAGAGGGCGGATAGTCCCGCCCTCGAAAAGTTATCAGATCTTACTTGCTCAAAGGCTCTTATAAAATCGTATTCATTTATTTGTTGATACATTATTTATTCTCCTTTTCTTCCCAGTAAGTCCAGTAATACCCGTCTGAATGTCCGTCGTATTCCCAGTCTTCCTCGGCTTGTTTAAATTCTTCTTCTCCTAGTATCTGCTTAACGCATTTAATAGAACATACTGAGTCGCTATCACCTACAATATAAACGCCCTTATCTTGGTCTAATTTATCAATAGATAAATTACACGCTTCACAATTTATAATCCACGTATCAAGACTCATTACTTCACCCCCAATATATCGGCAACTTGATTAAGTTGCTCACTTGATAAGTTATTGATAGCGTTAGTATTTATCAAAGAGCCATCAGTCCAAGAGTTAGACATTTCTCTAAATTTAATCTCAGACTTAATCATTTGTTGATAGTCTTTAGATTGATATCTAGGCATTTCTAACATCTTGTAAAGATTGCTAGTTGATACGTCCTCTATATTGTTATAGTTTCCGTTTTTCATTTTCATATTATTCTCCGTAAATGCTACTTTTTAAGTAGTAAGGGTATTATCTCAAAAAAGATACAGATTGTAAACAACTTAATAAAGATAAATTCTTTTATAGGGTGATAAGGTAAATTAAATAGCATTTCCCTTGCTTGTCGCCTTTCCCTTTTAAAAATTTGGGGATTGTCGGGTGTCGGGTTGTCGGGAGTCGGGTTGACGATAGGGTGTCGGGTTAGTAATAGAACAATAGAATATAAGAATAGAAACAGCATTTTTTAATAATAGGTAAGAAAATATCAAAAATGTTTAGATCTAAATTAATTAAAAAAAAAGATACAATTTGTCTCAAGATCTGGTACAATTCATATATCCCTTTTGGGACATTTAACGGAGAATGAAAAAATGGAACAACAAAAGAAATGTATTGACTTAGTAGCCGACAAGTTCGCCCAGGAGGAAGCGGGAAACCTTGAGGCGCGTAAATGGTTTGACGAATACGAGAGCGCAACCGAGGGCGCTAAAATAGCGATGAGAGTAATAACCGAAAAGAACGGCGATTGCTTTAACGATTATGAAGATTATTTCGACTGGTTAAACCAGTCGTTTTTATCTTTTGATTTTGTTGACCCCTTCACATTTGGCAAAGAGCAGAAGGCCGGATATTGGCGCTTACAAATATCTTGGGGCGGTCCAAGTTCTGAGTTCAGAATTTACGCCGATAACAATCTAAATATATGCGCTGTTGAGTATTGGTATTTAGACTGGTATGACGGGGCATATGTTGATGTCGGAGAGCATACAGAGTCTTATAGCGTGTGTGAGACCTTTTTAGAAATGCAAAGATATTAGAATAACCCCCGTAAGACTAGCCCCGACCCGTCGGGGCTTTTTTTTGCTTGTCGGGTCGGGGGTCGGGTTTATATTTGGGTTATATAATAGGAGAAAAACCACCTTATATATAAGAATAGAAAAGAAAAGAAGATCTGATCAAAGATCCCCCCGGATCCTCCAGGATCTGCCACTCCTAAAAGTGTTTACAATTTGTATCAATATCGCTTATAATATGCATATGCCAGGGAATAAACCCTGGTTGTTTTACGGAGAATAAATATGAACTTATACGACGCAAATTCAAATAAGTTGATCCAGGTTGGCGATAAGGTCGAAACCTTTAGAGGCGAACTGGTAACAGTAACTGGTTGGGAGGAAAGACCATTTCCCTCAACTGGCAGAGTCTTCTTTATAGAAGAGAACGGATACGATAACAGCGTTGAGGGTGGGAGATATCCTGGAGTCATCAACGCAAAGATAGGAGAATAAATATGGAAAAACTTCATATGACACATCAGGAAAAAATGGATTACTTAAAAACAATCCAAGACAGAAACCAGGCGTTGATCCAACGCCTGAATGGTATGGTAAGAGAGACGCCGATCTCAGGATCCTTTGGCTTACTTGGTCAACTCCTGGTTGATCAAGGACTCGCAGATACCAGGGCAGGTGCAATAGATGAGGCGATACTTCCGTATGACGACTTCTTCCTGGAAGATATCAATTACGACAAACTGATCTCAGCAATATTGAGATGTGACGGATCCAACTTTCCCTGGTTAATCAAGATTGCACCCAGGATCGTTAAGATTTGCCTGGAGAATAGTATAGATGTAGCCTTGATAGAAAGAACGGAGGAGGCGTTCGAACAAATAGATCGCAAGGCTAGTTAGTCGGGCAGTCGGGATTGAGGGAGACTAGCGTCTCCCTTTTTTTTGCCTGGAGTTTTATTTAATAGAAAAGAATAATTGTCCTGGATCTTACCCAATAGATCCACCTGGACTGGATCTACCAGGAAGATTTGACCCCAGGTGGCGAAGGATCCGTCGGATCTTCCAGTCGGATCTTCCGGATCCGGGACTCTATTGGATCCAAAAAGGTCGGATCAAGTCGGATAAAACGAAACCCCCACCCCCCCAAATATATAACAGGTACTTTATATACTAGGAGAAGAACAGTATTCCAGTTACAAAATTACATATAATTAAAGTTTGCCTTTGTCTTTGCCTTCGGATATGATTGATCTTGCAGGTGAAGTATATTTGCACTTCGTTCAATCTATCTTCTCCAGAGACAGTTGCTTTGCCTGCACCCCCTTATAAAAAAATTAACATACCAAAAAAATCCCCCAGACGAAGTGCCCTTTTCGGCGCTTACCCCTAGGAATTTTGAAATAAAAATTTGGGTACCCATATAGCCAAAATTTTTTCTATACTTTTTTAAGTTTGAGATGGTATGATATTGCGTATGGCTACTCCATTTGATACAGATTATTCGTTTTTAAATTTACCGGAGATGGGTTCCGACGTAAGAGGTCCGATTGACCTGCCGTCTGTCGAGCCAATAGATTCTACTTTTAGAATAGGCGGATATGCGCCAAGACGTTTACCAGAAACAGAATTGGTTCAACCGTCTTTAGACCCTTTTTCAGAAGAAGAGAATCAAGAGCTTTTATCTTCTGCTCGTCCCTTTGAAGACATTCAAGCCCTAGGTGCAACTTTTGGTCAAAGACTCGCTGAGACCGAAAAGTTTTTTGGCGATAGAATCAGCGACCTACAAAATAATATCAGCGATCTCGAAGGCGCCAAATCCAATTTAACCGGCGAGTTAGAATCTGCTATATCCGAACAAGACGTTATTCGTCAGCAATCAGCCGAAGAGCAGATGCAAGCTTTAGATGCGCAACGAGCCGAACTTGAAGCTCAATTGCAATCGGCTGTAGCCGAAGCTGAGGCCAACGGCGTCAACGCACTTGAAGCTGCTAAGGCAAGCGCCGCCGATAAGATAGGTCAGCTAGATGCCGAGATTGCCAGAACAACCGAAGATTTACAAAACGCTATTGCTGAACAAGACGTTATCAGACAGCAAGCAGACCAGCAAAGACTAACCGAATTAGAAACGCAAAAAGAAAATTTAACTGTTCAGTTTCAAGAGCAAACTGCTTCGCTTGAACAAAAGTTTGGCGCAAGAGAAGCCGAGCTTGAGGGACAGATTGGCAACCTCCAAGGCGAGATTAACGCCTTAACCGGAGCTAGAGATGCAGCCTTAGCTGAAAGGGATAACGCAATAGCTCAACAGGATACGATTAGAGCCGAAGCTGCCGATCAGCAAGCTCAAGCCTTAGATGCGCAAGCTGCTGATTATCAATCGCAGCTCGATCAAATTACAGGACAAGTTGGCGAAAGAGACCAAACGATTGCAGACTTGCAAGCCCAGTTAGAAGGATTGCAACAAGCGCCTGCAGAAACTCCAGCAGTTCCAGATATTGGTCCTATTCCCGGATTCAAAGAGCAATTTCCCTATTTAGAGCTACTTGGTCAAGAGCAGCCTCAAGAAGTAAAAGATATGGTTGCAAAAAGTTTGGCTACAGGTGAGCCGGTTATATCGCCAGACCAAGTACAAGATATGATTAATAAGATGGGCGGGCAAGCAGCACCTGTAAAGGCTCCGCAAATGCCTCCAAAAAGAGACGATCAAATATTTATAGACGATAGGCCTAGGTTTATTAGCGAGGAGAGAATGCCAAGCAACGTAGCACCTGCTATAGACTTGCGCCTTCGCCCAGGAATACCAGACAACTTACAAATACCCGCTACTCCAATCCCTCAAGCCCCAGCAATAAATCCGCCAAGAAGGCCGATGAGTATTGGCGGTATAGGCGGTATGGGTGGTAGAATAAACAGAATGATGGTTAGATAAAGGAATTAGATATGATGATGGACAATATAAAACAAATTTTAAATGAAACCGGCAGAACTATATCAAATAGAGATAGAGGACTTGCTAGTATGATGGACAACGAGCCAAGATTTGAAGGCAGATCTGCAGAAGGCCAAATGTTTTCCCTTGAGTCAGAAATTAAAAACTTAATGAAAGAATACGAAATGGCTGTAAGAGATGGCGACAATCAAAGAGCGCAAAGAATAGCTGATATTATTAACGAATTAGATGCTCAAAAGATTGATATTCAAGGCGGTATTGCTAATAAAATGATGGCTACGCAAAGAATGGCCGAAGGCGGCGAAGCCGAGATGCCAGAAATGTCTGAGCAAGAAGCGATGGCTGAGTTGGAAGCAGCTGGACCAGATTTTGAAATAGTAGAACAAATGATTGGCGCTGTTGTTAAAATGATTCAACAAGGTGTAAGCGAGGCAGAGGTTGTACAATTTTTAAAAGAGCAAGGTCTTGACGACGAAGATATTGAAGAATTGTTTAAAATGGTTATGGAAAGACTTCAACAAGCCCCAGCAGAAGAGCCAATCGGTAAAGAACTACAGGGGATAATGTAATTATGATTCGACCAGCTTTTTTACATTCAACAGGCCAACAACAACAAATAATGCAACCAGCTGTAGGTATGCCGCAACAACAAGAGCCTATGGCGTATGGGCAGGCAATTACTCAAGGTCCTGGTGGGCAAATGTATACGGACACATCTATGCAAACTCCATATAATCCGCCCCAAAATCAACCATATCAACAAGACCTGGTTTCCCCCAGTTTTTCTCAAGATATGAGAGCTAGACCTCCTCAAGATATGCTAAGAGGTCCTATTCGTCCTGGCGGAAATCAAGGCGGTATAGGCTCATTCCAAAATCCGTTTGGAGGATTTATGGGCGGTGGCAGAGGTAACTTTATGCGACCTCAACCTCCTCAGTTTGGTGGTGGTTTCGGCGGTGGCTTTGGCGGTGGCTTTGGAATGCAACCACCTATGTTTGGTGGTGGTATGGGCTACGGTATGCCTCCTATGTATGGCGGCGGCGGTATGTATGGCGGCGGCGGTATGTATGGCGGCGGATATGGCGGCGGTTTCGGTAGTCCTTTTGGGCAAAGTTTTTACGGCGGTATAGGCGGCATGTTCCCAGGAATGGGTGGCGGATATGGAATGCAAAGACCTCCTAGTTATGGTGGTGGCGGATTTGGCGGAGGATTTAGACAACAACCCCCTAGCTACGGTGGTATAGGTGGTGGATTTGGACAACCGATGCCAGTAAGACCTCAACCTATGCCTATAGGAGGACTAAGACCACCAATTGAAAGACCTATGCCTGAACCAATGCCTATAGACAGACCAAGACCAATAAAAAGACCGATGCCTGAAGTAATGCCTATAATGGGAACTCAAGGTCCAGATAATATAGGTGGAGGAAGACCTGTATTTAATAGAGGACCAGATTCTTTAAGTTTGCGTGGCAGACCTGCTGCTATGATGCAAAATCAAGGTCAAGAAAGTTTGATGAGGCAAGATAGACCTGCGCAGGTCTATAGACCTGCTAATTACTCTACTGATAGGCTGCCTCTACAGCCATTTTAAAAATGGACTTACCAGAAATACAAAAAATACTTCTTAGTAATACCCAGCCAAAACCAACTCAAGCACCTCCAGAATATTTGATGGAGATTGGCGAGTACAGCCAAGTTTTGCCAAGAGACTATTTAGGCGAAGCAAGACAGATGGCAGATTCAACTGCTGGTATTATGGGTATGGCATTTCCTTACGGTAAGTTACCTCTTAAGAAATTAAAAGAAATGTACGAAAAGCTTAGAGTAGATTTTGAAAGACAATTAAAATTAACAAAAAACGCAGATCCGATTGAAAGAGAAGCTGCGCAAAAAGCTGTTATTAAAATAAAAGATAAAGCAGTTGAAATAAAAAAAGAAATAGATAAAAGACAATAATTAATGGATTTATCCAAACTTACAGAAACAGAGCTGAAAGAGGCTCTGCTTCTAAAAGAGAGGCTTGACAACTTTTCCCAACAAGAAAAATGCCAAGAGTCTTTTTTAGAATACATCAACCATATGTGGCCGGAGTTTATCTGCGGTAAACATCATACAATCTTTGCAGAAAAACTAGAAAAGGTAGCTAAAGGCGAAATCAATCGTTTGATCGTCAACATGCCTCCGCGTCATACCAAATCAGAATTTGCATCTACTTACTTTCCGTCGTTTATTATGGGTTTAAAACCTAATATGAAAATAATGCAAACGACTCATACCGGTGAGTTGGCTGTAAGGTTTGGTCGTAAGGTCAGAAACTTGATGGATCAAAAAGAATACAAGCAAATATTTCCAGAAGTAAAATTGCAAGCCGATAACAAATCTGCTGGTCGTTGGGAAACCAATAAAGGTGGCGAATATTTCGCAGCAGGTGTAGGTGGAGCTGTTACTGGTAGGGGTGCGGATCTTTTGATTATTGACGATCCTCATTCAGAGCAAGACGCTCTATCGCCTAGCGCACTTGAATCAGCTTGGGAATGGTACACTTCTGGTCCTCGTCAGCGTTTGCAGCCAAAAGGAGCTATCGTTATTGTTATGACTCGTTGGTCTTCTATTGACCTAACAGCAAAACTAATGGATGCGCAAAAAGAGCCTTTGGCTGATCAATGGGAAGTAATAGAGTTTCCAGCAATATTTCCAGAAACTGAAAATCCTCTTTGGCCAGAGTATTGGTCGGTTGATGAATTGTTAAAAGTAAAAGCATCTTTGCCTGGACCTAAATGGAATGCGCAATGGATGCAAAATCCAACCGCTGAAGCCGGTGCTATTATCAAACGTGAATGGTGGAAAAGGTGGAAACATGATTCTTTACCAAGCGTTCAATATATTATGCAGTCATACGATACGGCTTTTTCTAAAAAAGAAACTGCAGACTTTTCTGCTATATCAACTTGGGGTGTTTTTAGACCAACAGAAGATTCACCCGATTGCGTTATCTTGCTTGATTGTCAAAAAGGTAGATGGGACTTTCCAGAACTAAAAGAAATAGCGATGCGAGAGTATCGTTATTGGGAAACAGATATGGTTTTAATTGAAGCAAAAGCTTCCGGTACTCCGCTTACGCATGAGCTACGGCGAATGGGCATACCAGTTGTTAATTACTCGCCAACACGTGGTCATGATAAAACAACACGTATGCACTCAGTTGCACCAATATTTGAAGCCGGTATGGTGTATGCTCCGGATAGATTATTTTCAGAAGAGATGATTGAAGAATGTGCTGCATTTCCTTTTGGCAAAAACGATGACTTATGCGATACTATGACTCAAGCTCTAATGAGATTCCGCGAAGGCGGATTTGTTTCTTTAGATAACGATTATGAAGATGATGAAAGAGAACCAAGACAAAGAGTTTATTATTAAGCATGGCAATAGAGAACACAAAAAAAGAAGATATATTTAACAAAAATTATTCTTTTTTAAAAAAATGGCATAATGAAAATTACACCCTATTACCCAAAGGAAGTAAAAATGACGACACCTCTATGCAACTAGGAACTACAGAGTTTGATGGAATAACTTATGTTTTGCCGACTTATAAAAAAGGAAAGGGTAAAATTTCTGCTAAATTTTTTTTAGATGAGATAAAAAAAGGAAAAATAGTTGGATATAATTCAAAAGAAGTTGCAGAATCAGAATTAATAAGACTAAGAAATGAGATTTTAGGAAAGAAAAATGGCAATTGAAAGACAAGTACCAGATCCAGCTCAAACTGTAGAACCGGTAGTAGATTTAACAACTGAAAGATCAACCGATGATATTGATGAAGAGATTATTGATATCTTAGAAGGTATGGGAGAGGAAGGCGTTCAATATCAAGAAGATGGTTCTGTTATTTTAGGTGAGCCAGAAATGGAAATGCCATCTTTAGGGTTTGGCGAAAATTTAGCAGAAGTTGTTTCTGATAGCGAGCTAGATAAAATTTATATTGAACTTACAGCAGCAATTGAAAACGATAAGTCTGCAAGAGAAGACTGGGAAAAAACTTATACCGACGGACTTAAGTATCTTGGTATGAAGTTTGAAGAAGGAAGATCAGAACCTTTTGAAGGTGCCTCAAGTGTTATTCATCCGTTATTGGGAGAATCTGTTACTCAGTTCCAAGCTCAAGCTTATAAAGAATTATTACCTGCTCAAGGCCCAGTTAAAAATTCTTTATAAGCTTGAG